ATCCTCTTGGCCCAGCATGGATTCTCTTATCCAACGATATTCATATCCTTCTGGTGGAGGAGGGGTTTCTAGCTTTCTAACTGGCCTCCATGGTTGTCTACGAGTAGTATTAGCGTGAGACTCGGATTCACGGGATTGTCTGGTTGTAGTTACTTTTTCTTCGGTCATTTTGCCTCCCTGTTGGCTATTTTTTGTTTTTCTTTAGCAACGGATTTTAACCACGCATCTTCTGTCATGTTGTGTGGTTTCAATCCTCTGAGACGCTCTACTTCCGATTTTGAGAAAGTTACACCGTTCTTTTTGCCTTGTGTTTTTTGTCGACCTCCCACAGAGGTTGAGGCGACTCTTTGCACAGCGGGTCTACCTTCTGATTGCTCGACATTTCCAGATGGTTGAAGATCTGGATAAACTTTATAAACACGACTATTTAGCTGATCGTAATAATCTTGCGAATCTGCCTCATAGCCTTCATTTATTAAATTAAAATGAGTAAAGTACGCAAATTGCGTAGCTTGTTGATTTGTTGGGTCTGTATCATCACCATACCAGGAATTTTCAGAGTGCCAGGCTTTTGCCTCTTCAGTTGGAGGCGGCGGTGCTGTTTGTTGTTGCACATTCTGTACTGGTTGTTCCACAGGCTGTGGATTTTGAAAGTTTTGTTGTTCTGCCTGTTGTTTTGCAACTTTTAACTTTTCTTTTTGTATGCTGAGATCGCTTTTTAGGGTGTCAGCTTTGCTAATTAGTTCAGCATCATTAGATTGAATGGCTTTTTTATACAAATCATCGGCTTGTAATTGCTTGGCCTCTAAAGCCTCTTCTTCTTTAACCAATAACTGAGCCTTAGTTTCTTGTTGTTGTTGTAACATGCTGGCCGTTTCCATTTCTTTTTGAGCCAACATTTGTTCCAATCTAGCCGCTTTTTCTTCTGCGGCTCTATTTCTTTCGTTTAACTTATTGATTCTTTTAGATACACCTTTTGTGTAATTTTCTAATTCATCATCCGTAGAAACAGTTTCAGACTTAGCATCTGCGGTTTCTACTTGATCTACTACCTCTACTTCTAACTCTTCGGCCTCTGGCTGAACAGCTTGAGCATTTTCTTGTTCATTCATCATAAACTCACTATGTCATCTGGATTGATTATGGTGGCTATTACTTCGTCATCATTTATTATTCTGACCTCCGCACCATCTTCAAGTTTAAACCTAGAGCC